TTAAATATCTAATTACGTTTTCATATTCAAACTGTGTATTCGGTTTTCCAGTCACCGTCCCGAATTTTGCCTCAAATTCGACTGTATCCATTCCAGTCGGAGTTTTCAGAGCCTCGAGATAGTCTTTAAAAATCTTAGATATACCAGACATTATTATAATTAACAATTATATATTTAATATCAATTTAATTATAATTAATCACAGATTTTCCATCGCGGTCTTTTTTCCATGACAGTCCCTACAGAGTGCAACTAAATTATCTACACTGTTCGTTCCTCCCTGGTCTAATCTGGTTGTATGATCTACCTCAAACCACGCTGGAAGCATATTATTGCACGAACGGCACTTCCATCCCTGACTTGCTGCAACGAATTTCTTTTTTGTTTCGCTTACAGAGCGTTTGGTTATACTTATACCGTCGCCCGCACCACTACTGCCACCACTTCCACTATAATCAGAATTGTTTCCAGATTTTATAATTCTCGAAGATTGATTATCTGTTGATTGAGATTTACCCATCATTCCGAATAAAGGAGTTATCATATCCTTTGAATTTTTATCAATCGGTAAATATTTAATTGCCTGATTCGCGTGCTCTAATAGTCCATATGAATTTTCGGGATTTTTTTTTATATATGCGTATAAAGATATTCCAGCGAATGCTACAATCGCTATTTGATAATATTTTTTACAATTTTTAAAAATATGCGTGTATTTGCAATCATAATATATATTTATTATAAAAAAAAATGAAACCAATAAAATTATCAACTTTGCTCTCATGTCTTAATATATTAATACTAATATTGTAAATATCCAATTACAATTAATAATGATAATATTATAAAAAATACCAGTTTTTTCTTTCGTTTAATGTGATCTATGCAGATAACATCTAATGGTTTATATTTATTATAATATTCTTTTAGATATTCGTCAAACGACATTCCTCTTAGACCGAGAGAAATGTTAATTTTATTATGTATAAAATGCATCCACTTAATAAATGATTGTCTAGAATCCAGATAAGGCGTTACTGGATAAACATTGAGTAGTTCTGAAAATTTAGTTCCGATTTCGGAGTCTGGTAAAAATAAATGGAAGTTAATCATCAAATCGTAATATCTCTTTCTCATTGTTTCATTAGGATTTAGCGGGTATGTTAAAGCAATAGTGTGCAATACAAACCAGTAATGGGGACCCCATATCTTAGGGTTTAGCGACATTATATACAACTAATATAAAAACATTTTAGTTTTCATACTAATATGAATAATAACAGAGATTGTGGTCGAAAACTCGAAATTTATTGTAGCAATTGTTGTGTCGCGGGTCACGCTTCATCTGAATGTAAAACGCCCATCACTAGCATAGGCATTATAGCATTTAAATATATAAATCCAGGGGATATTAAATATTTAATGATTAGACGAAGGCATACATTCGGATTTATGGAATTTATAAAATGTAAGTTTTTATACAACAAACAATACCTTCTAAATATTGTATCTGAGATGACCGTGGAAGAAAAGAATAAAATTTTAAATAATAGTTATGAAAATATCTCTCGAGAGATATGGGGTCGTTTTCAAAATATTAATAATTACGACCCTAATTGTGTAAAATTCAACGAGTTGCGAAGTGGTGTGAATATAGCAGGAGAAGTTGTAACTACGCAATCTTTAATAAATGAAACAAATACAGCGTGGCGCGAACCAGAATGGGGATTTCCAAAAGGGAAGCGCGACAATTTGGAGAAAGATATGTCTGCTGCTATACGAGAATTCTACGAAGAAACCGGCATTCCTAGACAGAATATAAATATGATACACAATGTAGCACCTATAGAGGAAGTATTTATAGGATCCAACTTTAAATCATATAAAACTAAATATTTTTTGGCACATTTAAGCGATGAACCGGATATTACGTTCAAATCAGAAGAAGTAGGTGCTCTTTCGTGGAGAAATTACGAAGAAACTCTAGATTTAATAAGAGATTATAATTATGAAAAAAAAACTATATTAACAAACGTCAATAAATTATTGACTACAAATAATTTTATATACCAAATGTAATGGATAGTAGTGAAAAAATAAAAAAGGTAAATAAACCAATAAAATCTACTATTAAAAAAGGAAAAGGAAAAGGAAAAGGAAAAGAAAAAGAAAAAGGAGAGAATGGACCAGCAAAATCTACTATTAAAAAAGGCAGAAGTGTGAATAAATTAAAGAATGCATCGTCTTCGGAAGATGATACCATGTTCCCGTTTTTGTATCCAGACATAAATGATGAGGAATTTAATGTAAAAATTGCTCGGAGAAAAGAGTTTGCAGAGAATTCTCAAAATATAGAGAAAACTGAAATTAACGAAATATGTGGCAACGATGTGTTCGAATTGGCGCCACATCAGCAATTTGTGAGGAATTTTATGTCGTCAAACACCCCGTATAATAGTTTATTATTGTATCACGGTCTTGGTAGCGGTAAGACGTGCTCTGCTATAACTATAGCAGAAGAATATCGAGAACATAATTCGAAAACTAATAGACTGAATAAAATAATGATAATTGCGTCTCCAAATGTACAGATTAACTTCCGACTGCAGTTGTTTGACCCCGTTAAACTAACAGAAAACTCTGGAGTGGTCGAGAGTAACTCGTGTAGTGGAAATAAGTTTTTAAAATATATAAATCCTATGAATATCAAGAATTTATCTGAACAGGATATAGCAAAACAAATAAATACATTAATCGACGAGAATTACATTTTTATGGGTTATCAAGAATTTGCTAACCAGATTCAATCGCTCAAAGGAAATAGAGAAGCAATTGATTTGACTTATGGAAACAGATTAATTATAATAGACGAAGTGCACAATCTACGAAATGTATATGATAAAAAGGGTGCGTCTAATTTTATATACGACGCAATAAAAAAGGCTGAAAATATAAAACTTGTTCTTTTAACTGCAACTCCGATGTACAATAGTTATAAAGAAATAATATGGCTCATAAACCTTATGAATGTAAATGACCGTCGAAAAGAAATTAAAGAGGGAGATATATTCGACAAAGAGGGTATGTTTAAAAAAACAGGCAACGTCGAGAGTGGTAAAAATATGTTAATAAAAAAGGCGACTGGGTATATTTCTTTTGTAAGAGGAGATAATCCAATTTCGTTCCCTCATAGAGTGTGGCCGAAAATGTTTTCTATTGAAAACACGTTTGATTCTAAAGATGGTCACGCTTACCCAGAAAAACATTTCAATCGAATTGGAAATTTATCTGAATATCAAAGGAAACCTATCGTACCTGTTTTTTTAGTAACGTTAGGAGAGACACAGCAAAATGCGTATGATTATATAATGAATGAAACGAAAATACCAGATGTCTCAGAAATAGACGACAATGAAGCAGAACCAGACGAAGATGTAGAGGGTGTTGGATTAGGATGTAACGCTTTGCTTGGAAGAATACAGGCACTTAGTATGATATACCCAGATATGTCAGAAAGCGGTAAGTTATCAAAGCAACAAAAATATTTTGTTGGCGGCAAGGGGTTAAAAACCGCAATGACTTATAATACCAAAGATATTACAAACTTTGAGTATAGACCAGAATACATTAATAAAGGTAAGGGCATTTTTAACAACAGCGAAATCGGCAAATACAGTGCAAAGATTAAAACTATATGTGAATGGATAAAAGACGCAGAGGGCGTAGTATTAATATATTCGGAGTTTATATTCGGAGGAATAATACCTATGGCTCTAGCGTTAGAAGAACTTGGATATACTCGCTCATCTTCGATAAGACCATCTCTTTTCAAGGAGGACAAATCTCGGAAAAAAAACGGATTAAAATATGCGGTTATAACTGGTAACGTGCATTTGTCGCCTCCTTTAAAAAACGAAATAGCACTATGCACCGAGGGAAACTCCGACGGTGCAAAGATAAAGGTAATTCTAATATCAAAGGCTGGTTCGGAAGGAATAGATTTTAAAAATATCAGGCAGGTACATATAATAGAACCGTGGTATAATCTTAGCAGGATAGAACAAGTTATTGGAAGGGCCGTAAGAATGTGCGGGCATAAAGAATTAACCGATGCAATGAAACGAAACGTTCAAATTTTTCTATACGCGAGCATTCTTTACGGGCGGTCTTCAATAATAGAGGCGGTCGATTTGTATATTTATAGAATTGCTGGAGTAAAGGCAAAACAGATTGGGACTGTTAGTCGCGTTTTAAAAGAGACTTCTGTAGATTGTTTATTAAACACCCCATTAAACGAACATTCTAAAAAAAAGACAGATTCGAAGAATATCAAATTATCCGTGCTGAAACGCGTAGGGAATGGTATAAAATACGAAATAATACCATATAAAATAGAAGACATACTCGATTCAGCAATATGCGACTATATGGAAAATTGCGATATTAAATGTAATCCACCTGGACCAGTAGGAAAAGTAGAAGATTATAATTATAGTAGTCCACTTGGGTATAACAATGAAATAATTACGAGAAAAATAAAATCATTGATGAAGCATTTATTCGTGTATTCAAGAGAAGGTATAATTGCAGGCGTAAATACTGGTTATAAATATTCAGATAATGAAATATATTCAACATTAACCGCACTTATAAATAACAAAAATGAAGTCTTTAAAGACAAATATGGAAGATATGGTCGGTTAGTAAATGTAGATAATTTATATTTATTTCAGCCAATAGAATTGACAAACGAGCACATAAGTATGTATGACCGCTCAACTCCTATTGATTTTAAACAGAGAGAAGTTGCAATGATTGGTCTATTTCCAGGAGAACCAACGGGTGTGGAAGACGCCTCCCCTACATCTATAATTGACCATTTAAGAAAACAATACGACATAATATATAATCTTGAAGAGGCGATAGGGGTTGTAGGAAATATAGAAAATAAGACGAACTATACCTACAACAGAGTCTGCAAAGCAATATATACAAATCTAAAGGCAGAAAATCGGCAAATATACGAAAATTTATCGACTGCTGTGATAAGTCATATGGTTGAAAATCTTAAAGGGTCTGATAAAAAGGGTTTAATCGAATACTTATTAACAACCAGCAATGACGAATTGGATGATTTTCAGAAAAGATTGAAAGAGTATATATTAAGTCTAACTTATGAAAGTAGTTCGAAAAAAGGACCGAAAATCGGAGTATACATTTTTAATGGAGTGGAAAATGAATTCTATGTTATAGATGGAAAGGTTATGTCGGTTGCCGCCGCACTTGATCTTACTCGGTTTAAGCCAAGCCAAGACCAGCGTGTTCAGGATATAAAACTTGGATTAGATGAAGTAGTCGGTTTTACTAGCATAAATAAAAAACAAGGGATTGTTTTTAAGACTAAAATTATAAAAAAAAATGAATGCCTAAAAATGCGTAATACTGGCGCGGTGTGCAGAGGAGAAAATCTCGACATAATGAATATGATATTAGGGAAACCCCATAATAAAAAATTTAAAGAGTTTGTTACTGACGGTAAGAAAAAGAAACCGAAAATTAAAAAGAATACTATTTTATTCGAGTGTTTTTTACAAGAAATGTTATTGCGGTACAATAATGTAAAAGACAAAAATAAAAAAAAATATTGGGTATTGACTACAGAAGAATCTGAATTGATTGGCATACAAAAGTGTAATTTAGAAGTGTAATTTAGAAGTGTAATTTAGAAGTGTAATTTAGAAGTGTAATTTAGAAGTGTAATTTAGAAGTGTAATTTAGAAGTGTAAATAGTATTTAATGAAAAATTGAAATTATAATATATATTATACCCAATATATAATGGACGAATTATACTCCGAGGCAATTTTGACTAAAAAAATATGCGTTGACTC